CAAGAAGGTTCTTGATGGGTTGAACGGGTTGATGTTCACCAGCGGTCGCACGGTCAGGCAAGTGGCGCAGATGATTGGGATCAGGAGAGACCAGGGCTGGAAGCCCTTTGATGATGATGTCAGTGCGTATGACCTCAGCATCATCAGCCCGTATGGTCTCCTGGAGGTGTGGATTTGCGAGTATTTTCACTGTCCGCCAGCTGTGGCGCAGTTGATGATCGCTAACATCAACACCCATGGTTGGACGTCGCTGGGTTGGAAGTACTCAGTGAAGGGGACCAGGAAGTCGGGGGATACGTTCACATCGCTGATGAATTCGGTGTTGAACTTGGCGTTTCATCTGTTCATCTTCTGCAAGGAGCGGGGGCTGGGTATCAGGGATGCGCTCAAGGAGCTCAACATGGCGGTGCAAGGTGACGATAACCTTGGGGCCCACACTGGGCCCCAGGTGGATTGGAAGAGTGGGATGGCGAAACTCGGCTTTAAGGCTGTGCCCCACTACCATGACCACCCCGCGAGGATGGAGTTCTGCAGTCATTACCTGTCCAGGGATTCCCTGGGTTGGGTGATGTTCCCTAAGGTCGGGAGAATTCTGGCGAAAGCTGGCGTTTCACTGCGGGCCCCAGATGGGTTGGAGGCAGCGTATGCTAGGAGCACAGCTCTCTCATTGAGAGCGTCATGTGCCAGCTGCCCGCCACTCAGGGCCTACGTCGACAGGGTGCTTCAGTTGACGGAGGGTGAGAGGGTAGTCAAAGATATTGACGAGCCCTGGAAGTTGAAGGGTGACGCGGAGGGGGTTGCAACCAGTGAGACCTGGGAGCACCTCCATGAGCGCTATGGCTACACGATTGAGGTCCATAACCTGTTCGTGGAGGAGCTGAAGACCATGAGGCTTGGTGAGCCAATGGATCTACCCATCTACAACCATCTCTGCTCAGTGGACTCTGACGGCGTCACAGATTGGTCGACCAAGCCATATGGTCTCACCATACCTGAGGTGTCGTGTGGGGAGGACAATGAGCAGAAGGAAGCACAGTACATCGTGTCCAGTCCGGCGTTTGACGCCCCTGTGACTGTCGATGTCGTGATCGGGAAACAGCCTGTTAGTGTGGGGTTCATTGTCAAACTGGCGTATCGTAAGGTGCGCAAGGATGACATACTCAAGACCAGCAGGCTCGAGTACTTTGTTGGCGGGGAGCCAGTCCACCCGTCACACGAGCCGATGGGGTTCGAGATCGAGGCGCGAGCCAGGGGATTGGGAGGCATGATGAGTGTTGTCGCTGGCCTGGCGTCTCCAGGCCTCTGGATGGCTAAACTCGTCGGCAAGGCTGCGGTGGAGACGACCACTGGGATGATGGTGGAGGGTACGCTTCGGCAAATCGAGGGACGTGAGCAATACGTCTGGATCGATGCCAAGCCCCCATCTATTCTATCCCAGTCCACTGTGGCGGTGACGCCAGGCGGGTTTGTCGATGGTGGTGCTGGGGACCACGGGTTTGCAAGTATTCCAGAGTCGACTTTTGTCTCTGGCATCTGCATGCACGGGGGCCTCAGCATCGAAGATTCCCTCGAGACCGGCCAGGCGCAGAAGTGGCAGAGCGTAATCGTTGTCTTGGACAATAAGACGATAACGATTGAGGTGCCCGTTGGGTGCACCATCGCGTATGTCGCTGAGAAGGCATTTGGACTGGGGGCGCATGCGCTGCCCATGCTCATGCCTGGACAGGACGGTCGGCCGTGCAAATGGCTGGATCCTGTTAGTGCCACCAAACACGTGGTGGTGCGAGCGAGAGGTGTCGGTGGGTCCGGCAACATCTCGCGCAGTGAAGCTGTGTTGTCGAAGGTTGAGAACCGCGTTGGTGTCCAGAGCACCAGCCGCCCATGGCTGCTGGCGCGATGTGACCCAATGCATGACAACGCAACTGCGCTGGGAGGGTTTCCAGATGGCAACTGCGGCATGAGTGTGCCCATGTTGTATAAGTCGACGATGCAGGTCGCGTCGGCTCAGGGGGCCACGAATTTGTGGGATGCCAACATCGTCTTCTTTCCGGAGGCGTCGTTGAGTCCTACTGTGTTCGTGGTTAGGTCTTTCAACGGGACCGCAGGGACTAACGTCCTAAATTACCCGACTACATCTGGAGCGCAGGCGACTGGGGGAATAAGTGTGTTTCAGGCGGTGACGAACACCCCACTTACGTTGAATAAGTGGTCCCAAGGAATCAGCTATGTTCCCAACACACCGGTTGGGACGACGGCCTCTGTGTGCACAATTCAGGGACCGTGGCGGTTGACCGCGTTGGGGATGGAGATCACCAACAACACAGCTCCGCTCTATCAGCAGGGCACTGCCACAGGCTGGTTGCAGCCGGTGGTGCCACCTGAGGAAGCAGGCACATGGAAGATCTATGACTCCACAGCCTTCTCTGCCACTTACTCCCCACTCACTGCCGATTACATCTTGGCCCCTAGTCCACCCAGCACGGTGGCTGAGGCCAACGTGTTGGCTGGGTCGAGGCAGTGGCATGCGAAGGAGGGGGCCTATCAGACTGCCAGGCCGTCGAGCAATGAACTGCCAATTTTGAATGGGCAGCAGATTGGTGCACTCTATTACGAGAGTGCACCAACGGACACGTCATTGGTTATGCCAGCGTGGACGAATCTGACACTCCAGGGAGGAGCGTATTCTACATCAGCGCAGACTCAGACCACTTTCAATCCGTACCACCAGATGGGCGTTTTCTTCACGGGGTTGTCCCCGCAGACAACGTTCACGGTCAATATCTGGGCGTACGTGGAGGTGTTCCCTGACGAGCTGAGCAACGTGCTAACGCCGTTGGCTCAGCCGTCAGCGGCGTATGATGAGCAGGCCCTGAGGCTGTACTCGGAAATCATCAAGGGCATGCCCGTGGTGGTGATGCTGAGTGAGAACGGGTTCGGAGATTGGTTGGCAGACTTGGCCGGTAAAGCGGTCAATGTCGTGGGTGGCATTGCGGGTACCATTGGTCGTGTGGCCAGTGCGGTTACTAGCGGTGTGGCTGCCTACAACAACACGTCACCGGGCTCGGGGGTGCTTCGGGGTGATGGAGTCGCCGCGCAGATCGCCGAAGAGAAGGCGGAGCGCAAGGTGGTGGCGAAGTCGGTAGCAAAGTCCACTATTGCTGCCAGGAATAATCTAGCACTGGAAAAGATGAAGTTGAGGCTGAGAGCAGCTGAGCAGAAGAATGCGTTCGCTAAGTCTACCAAGACTAAGCGATAATTCAGTCCAGAGCAATGTCCGCAGGAGGGGTTTCGACCCTTGGTGAGTTAACGACCACCCGGATCCGAGTTGAGTTAGCTGAGCAGACTATAACGAATGCGGCGAGACTTGATTGGTGTGGAAACAACTGCCGGACCCGTGAAAACACGAAGGGGGGCTTTGTCTCTTGGAACTACGTAACCAGTCGTAGCTTAACAGGAGACCCATATCAAGAAGCGCGCGACGATGTCGTGCAAGGCATTGGAGGAG